GTCCAAAACTCTTCCGCAATGTTAGGCTGTACGAATGCAAACTCGTCACAGTATAGTAGCGAGATACTCATACCACGTCCTGTGTTCCCTGTTGTTGTTTGCGAAACAATCCTACTACCATTCTCAAACTCGATACTGCCTTTGTTGTAACTTGTAACACCTGCCCTAATATGATCCGGACAAGTTTCGTACACATAACGTATACGTGCCATAATCTCTTGAGCACCTGTGTATTTGTGTGCGGCAATTAGGATAGTTTGGTCTGGATTAAACATCGCATACCATGCAAGATAGATAGCAGCACAGGTTGTCTTACCTGTTTGTCTAGGCATCATGTTGATGTTAAACCTATATGTATGATAGCTATGCATTAGCCGTAGTTGATACTCATAAGGATCAAACAACAGTTTACCTTTTACAGGATGCTGTATAAATGCAAAATGTTTTGCAAAATATAGATAGCCTAAGTCTGGATCCATGCATTGCGCAAGATCTTGTATTTGTGCTTCGGTGTATGTTTCTTTAGTATTGGCTTTTTTAGTGAGTACGCCGTCTAAACTTTTGCTCATGTATATATTTAACCAAAAAAATAGGCACCGAAGTGCCTATTGATTAACCTGGGGGTTGTTTTATTTTTTCTTGAACTGCGGAGGTACTTCGCCTTTTTTAGGCTTGCTACCTTTTTTCTTACCTTCGTTGTCGTCTTTACCTGGCTTCTTGTCTGCCCAGTCTGGAACGCCGTCGCCGTCTGCATCTGGCTTTTTCTTTTCAGCTAGTGCTTTCATTAGCTCTGCTTTGATTGTTTCAACAGCCATTGCGTTATCACCGTCTTGTGCTTTTTTATACGCTTTCTTTTCTCTGTTGATACCGCCTGCTAGATCTTTAGTCATGTAGTGTTGATCTTTATAATCAATGTCTGGCTCGTTATCATATGCTTCGTCTTGCTCATCGCAGCAGCAAGGTGTTTCGCCGCAATCTTCACAAGGTGCTTCTTCCATTTCAAGATCTTCGTGCTCATGATCTGGCTCGCCTACAATATCACGTAGTCTTTCCATATCCATACGCATCGGCATCATATCTGGCTGTACTGGTTTTGCATCCATGCCTGCATTTTTCATCATGTTAATTAAATCTTCAACATGTTCTTTACCGCTTGCGTTTAAAGAAACATTCATTGTAACTGGATTGCCTTCGTCTTTCATTGGCATTGGCGCAGGCATAGCTCCCATCGGACCTTCCATTGCATCTAATGATTCTAGTAATTTTTTAATATCTGACATTTTAGCCTCCTACGACCGATTTTGTATTTTCTTTCATATCAATATCAGCCGACTCTCCTTGTGGAGCAGCTTCTGCTGGATCATGTCCTCTTTCCTTACGGGCCGCCTCTAGTTCCTTTAGCAGGTCCATTACTCTGTTTCCTGCTACACCGTCTTGGCCGCTTTCGCCACCTAGCTCTTCAGTTGTAAGCATAGGCTCATAAGGTGAGTCATCCTTTTCATCTTGATATTCTTCTCTCGGATCGTTTGCATTGCGTACAATTACGTGTGACTGATCAATACCACAGCACTGTCCTACGTATTCTTGTAATACTTGGCTAGTTGTCGGGTATTCAACTTCAACTTCGTAATATGTTACTTCTGTGTTTTGTAATTGTGGAAAATCTAAAGGACGTTCTTGGATAGGTGTTTTCTTGCCTGCACTCATTTTTGCAACTGAAAACTTTTTCATTGCTGTTTCTAATTGATCAGCAAAGCCTTCTGGCAATACGCCTGCTACGCCTATTTTAAATTCATAGGTTTTTTTAGATTCGTTAAGTATTTCTACAAATGTACTCATTTCAATGATCCTGTTATATAACTTATTTATCTTTATCTAGCCCTTTGAGGCGTTCTAGTAGACTGTTTCTATCAGTAACAACATACCCTTCACCGTTTACTATATCGCCTGTATCCGCAGAACTATCTCTATCCATTTTTTCTTTTTTAAGTTGTAGTTCAATCATTTTTAATTTTTTATCTAGTTTTGCAGTTTTAGCATCAAGTGATGTTTTTAGCATGCCTCCAGCAACTTCAAAAACACGCCCACTATAACGACTTTCAACATTCATACCAAGATCCATTAAGTCTTCGTATGCTTGCATTGCTTTATCTGCAACTTCATTTAATTCTTTGTCAGCTGCTTCTCCCAATCCTTTAACGCTAGGTAGTGCTGCTGCAATTTTATCAAATTCTGCTATGTCTCTAAAAGTTTTTTCTTGTTCTTGAACTTCATATTGCTTTTGATCAGCTTCTTGCGCTTCAGCAGTTTCTATTATTTCTTTTGCGTCTGGCAAGTTTAATAAATCTTCTAGTTTTTTTGTCATAGGACTTTCCATTATATGCTATTATTATTTAGCACATGTTGCATGAACTTTTGATATCTTAAATTAAATTCGTAAGTTTTGTGTACATTTTGTTGCACTGTTGATAAACGATCTTTCCATAACGCAATTTTATCTGCTGATAAAATTAGACTATTTTTTACAACCTCTTTTGACAGTACATTTGTACCTGCTAATACATATATCCATAAATCGTAGCCTGCAAAGCCAAACTTGTAATCAAAGTCTTTAGCAGTAGGCATTCTATATTTGCATAAGTCTTTTATTTGTTTAATTGCATCTGTATCTATTTCTCCACTTGAAACGTAACGCCAAAATTCAGAATCAGTTCTATTACCTTGATAATGTAAATTTAAAAAATCTTTAAAGTTATCGTACATTAGTCCAACATCATAATTATATTGATATACATTAGATTCGTTATGATTGTATGAAGGTGTTTCTGTAATACTGTCAAAAACAAACTTTATTAGTTGTACTATTGTTGAGTGTATACTTGTTGCTTCTAGCGGTTCTGCAAATGCTGCTGATAACCCTATTGCTAGGCAATTTTTATTCCAAAATTTGTCAAGTCTACCTGTATCAAATTTTAATATTCTTATAGGATCAATGCTGTGTCCTAGTACAGTTTCTATTTCTTCTTGTGCTTTATCTGGTGTTGTAAATCTATCATCAAAAACATATCCGCAACCTATACGTTCTGTTGTTGGTATTTGCCACATCCAGCCAGCTGTTTGTGCCCAAGCAGTTGTCCAAGGTTCAAACTTTTCTTTGCTAGGAATTAAAAAAGGCATAGCACTGTTTACTGGTAAATTGTAACTGTAACTTTGCCATTTGGAATCTGTAAGCACTCTTGCAAATCCTGTTGCATCTATGAAAAAATCACCTTCTATATTTGTATTGTTGTCTAAATCTAAACTAGTAATAAAACCTTGCTCGTTTCTGTTTACAGATTTTACTACGGCATCAATTGTTGTTGCATTAGATCTTTTTGCAAAAAATTGGCCAACTTTGTGTGCGTCAAAATGAAAACTAAAGCTACTATCTATAAATGTTTTACCGTTATAAGGACTATAATCATTATCATACATTATGCCTAAATTAGCACTAGTATGCGTATTACCTTCTAAATATTGTAATGCAAAAAAGTAATCTTTAATACTGGTTGCAGTATCACTACCTCCTAACGGTCCAAAATAATCAGTTCCTGGGCCTGTCCAATCTTTATGCTTTATCCCGTACTTTAGTGTACTACCAGTTTCACGCATAAAATCTAATATGCTAAAATCAACCTCAAATAAATTACCATCAAGAATAGATGTAAGTAAGCCTGTACTGCCTTCGCCTGCTCCTACTATACCTATTTTACTAGATTCGATTACTGTAATTTTATGACTTGGTTGGACTTTGTTTAACATAAATGCTGCAAGCCAGCCTGCTGTGCCGCCGCCCACTATTACTATGTGCATGAAATCTCCGATAAACTGCGTATATTATTTATCTGCGTCTACCGTTGTGAAAAATATCTTCTTCTGTAACAATTCTAAACAGCATTTTATTTTGCTTTGCATAAGCTCTAGCTGCTTCCCATTTTGCTTGATTTACAATCCAATGAGCTTGATTATGCTTAGATCTGCCTAGTTTGTCTTTACGTGCTTGATTACTAGGCTTAACTTCTATTAGCTCTATACGTTGCTTGCCTTTTCTGTCATTATAAACAATAAAAAAGTCAGGAACATAAATTGTGTGCTTTCCACTTAGCGGATTTCTATAAGGTATTCGTATTGCTTCACTTGCCCATTTTGCAACTGCTGGATGCTCATCGCAAAATTTCATAAAGGTAAATTCCCAACCAGATCTATATGTAGGAGTTCTATTACCTATGTATTTCTCAGGGTTTTTTAGATTGAATTTTCCTTGTGCAAAACGTGACATTATACAACGATATTTCTCTGTTCTAATTTAGTTACAGGGTTATCTACACGAAATCCTAGTGTACTAGTTTTACCTCTATTAATATTTAGAATTTGCGCAACAACATTACTAAGCTGAACTTCAGTAAGACCTTTTAATGTGTCAATAATTTTAAAAACAGGAACATCTTCTAATTGTGCTTGTTGTAAAAGAACTACTGCTGTATTTGTTGCAGATATTTCATCAAATCCTCTTGATAGGAAATAACTAATCGCTGCATCTACTTCTTCTGCACTGTAATATATGTCTTTTTGATAGTATTGGTCAAAAAACTTTTTAGTTTTATTTGCACTGTCTACTACACTTTGTCCTGGGTAATCTGATACTGCCATATTATAATCCTTTTATAACGTTACTGCCTATTTGTTGTAATTTTTTATTACCTGCATCTACTGCATCTATTAAATTATTAGTTATTGCTGTTTTTTGTGTGCTAGGTAAACTATTGAACGCATTTAACGTTGTAACTGCAAATCCTGCAACTTGTCCTGTTAAAACTGCTTGATTTGTAAATGACCTTTTTGCGCTTTCATTACTTCTTAAAATACGTGTAACTTCTGATGCAGGAAGGATTTTATTACTACTAGTTGATAATGTAGAAGCATTAGATGCTGCGGCAGGCTTTGGAAATAATATATTAGGGAATCCACCTGGATTTTTTAGCAAGTCACCTATTATTGATCCAGATCCTGGAATAATATCGTTAGCAAATTTAACCAAAGGTCCTGTATCACCGGGTATTTCAGTTGGCTCTTGCAGTCTAATATTCTGTGCAACTGAATATATAGGTCCGTTTTTAAGATAACTATCTGTTAAGTCGTACCCTGTATCTGTGTCAGCAAATCCTGGTGGATCTCCGCTTTCGGTTACTGCTCCTCTACTATATAGGACACTTTCGTATAGAACTGTAATAGCATTTTGTGTAGTTCCTGCGCCGTCTGATGCATCTACGCTATCGTGTTGCCATTTTTCTACTAAAGGATTAACAAGTGTGTAACCGATCCACTCATGTCTTGCTAATTGAAATATCTTAATACTCTTAAAAAAAGGAGTTGCAGGTCCGCCATCTAGTCCATATCTAGGTACACTTTCTCTGTATTTGTCTCTTGGACCAAAATCCTTAGGCGTGCCTGCTGAGCCAAATTTACTACCATCTTTAAAATAATATCTGTAGTATTCTTCAAGTAGTTTAGATGTAATACCTACATTGTCATCATGGAAAGCAATATTAATAGGATCATAATCAATCCTAGTTTGCATGTGTTTAGTTCTATTGTATTGTTTCTTTGTTTCTATTGTTGAGCTATAGCTAGGTAAATCTGCTGTTTTAACAAGAACATTGATAACTTTATTATACTGTGCTGTTGTACTTGCAAATTGTCTTGCTTCGTCAGTAAGTTCGAAACTTACATGATAAAGGAATTTAACTTTTGGAGCCCAGTCGAATCCGCCCTTTGTATAAAGGTTGTGAGCATGACGTGCATCTCTAAGGTTTTGTCTATCTACTACTTGTTGTGCCATACTAATATTTATCTATATTTAAAAGTGCGTATAATAAGTAAAAAGGAGGCTACAAACGTAACCTCCTTTAATAACAGGATAGATGCTTTAATTAGAATTAGCTCTGGCCAGTAACTAGAACCTGAGGTCCGTCTGTACCGCCTGATGCTCTTCCTACTGAGTCGCCAACACCGCCGCCAATTGCGCCGCCTGGCTCTGTTTGTATAGCATTATCGTAACGTATAGTCAGTGAAATTGTAACTGGATCGTTAGTTGCATATGCTAGTGAATTATAGTTTGCTGCTTCAACATAGCAACCAACTAGTTCATATCTATCTAGAACGTTTGCTTCTAAGTTTCCGTTACCACCGTCTAAGATTTCAATTTTTGTTTTAAATTTGTATGTGCCGCCTGCTGCTGCTGATGCTTGCTCGAAGAAATCGAACTGCTTCTGTAACTGCTGTCCAACTACACGTTGAATGTTATTATTAACATCTTCACGCAATGTTAGTGTAATTGGATCCCAAGTGTGTTTACCAGCTAGGTAACTTCTTGAGTTATAAGCGTCAATTGTAATTTGTTCAAATGTCAAGTTAGGTCTTGTAACATCTACAACCTGACGTGTCATTTCTCTAAGGTCAGCACCTGCTCCAAATCCTTCTAGGATTACACGGAAGCGATACTGTAGTTTTGGCATCAACAAGCTCTGGTTACTGCCAGCGCCTTCTGTTGGGACCGAAATATTGTTTAATGATGTGATTGGCATTCTATCCTCTCCTGTTCACAAGTATTTATCTAATAACTGGTGCTATTTTTCAAGCACCAGTTATGTGCGTAGTTTTTAGCCAAGTGCAGCTATTTCACCTGTATTTTTCAAACGCAACGGAATGTAAATAAATTCAATTGCCTTGACTGGTTCAATCGCAATATCTAAGTATAGCTCGTTACGATCAATTCTTGCAGGTGTGTTGTTTGTTTCATCACATACTGCAATAAAGTCGTATATTGCTCTTAGACTTACTAACTCTAGCAAGAATGCATCTGCTGCTGCTTTAACTTGATCTCTTGTGATCTTATCGTTTGGTTCAAACAAGTAAGGTCTTGCAAGTAACTCAAGTTGTCCACGCATGTAAACAGTTAAACGTGCAACGTTAATTCTGTCTAGCGCACTTGCATTTCTAGCACGAGTTTTCTGACCAAATACAACTAGTCCGCTACCACTAATAAATGTGATTGGGTTAATTGCGTTCGAATACAGTGTATCACGCTGTCCTGTGTTTAGTGCGACACTCTTGAACTCGCCTTCGCTTGTTACATAACCTGTAGCACTTGCGTTTGTAACGCCACCGCGTCTTGTACCTGCTGGTGCAAACCAAGGATAAGCAACTTGGTCGTTTAGTACAAGTGTACGTAGCGCCATGTGACTTGGTGGAACAACAATGTTGTTACCTTCGTTATCACTTGTAAATCCAGCTGGGTAGTAAATGCCTAAGTACTCATCTCTTGAAACAAGTCCTCTGTCATTGTCTTCTACTGCTAGGTTAACGTTAGTTGCCCACTCGTTAAGCGAAGTTGCATCAGGTGTTAAGCGGAACGGTGTATCACCAACAACAAATGCTGTTAAGCGTCTGTCGTAGTTTAGTGAAATCATTTCACCGATTAGCTCAGGATAACCTGGGCAAGCAATAATATTAAACTGACGTGATTCTTCGTCACGTATGTCTTGGTTGCTGTTTACTTCAGCTTGTAGTGATTGTGTTACACTCTTACGCTGTGCATGACGTCCAAATGTGCCTGAACCGTCTGGCTGGTTGCCTGAGTCAGTTACCCAACGGTGTGGATAGTAACTTTGCATTGATTCGTCTGCATTACGATCGTTAGTACCACTTACGTCAATGTAGTTACGCTCAAAACGTTTTACGTTAAAGCCAGAACGTCTTAGGTTCCAAAGCAACATACCTTTTGGATATAGTGCTGGATCTGGAGCATCTGGATCTAGATAATCATTTGAAAGCATATCTACAATATCAGCTGCATCTTCATCTGAGCCTGCTATAGACCAACGTGCATCTGCAAATAGTACACCGTTTTCTGATGTTTGATCAGTTTTATCAACTAGTGCCCATTCGCCGTTTGCGCCCCAACGATAAATTGTTGGGAAGTTTTCAATATCAGCTGTGTCAATCCAAAGATCACCTGTTGCTAACGCATTACCGTTGCTTTGTGTTGTTGGTTCTGAAGCTGCTACGATAGGACCTGCTGGATCTGTAAGACCTGTGCCGTCACCAAAATCATAGTTTAGGTATCCTGACCAAGAACTACCGTCGTGGATCATAATATCAATTTCGTCA